ACCTAATGCTTCATGGATTTGCTGGCACAGGTAAAACATTCTGAGCTCTCTATCTTGCTCTAAATGAAATCTTGACAGGCAACTCAGTTTATAATAAAATAATCATTGGTCGTTCTCTGGTACCGTCTAGAGATATGGGATTTCTTCCAGGTTCTATGAAGGAAAAAGCCGCTGTGTACGAAGAACCATATCGTGAGATTTGCGATAGCTTGTTTGGTCGTGGTGATGGATATGATATATTGAAGATGAAAGGAATTGTTCAGTTTACAACAACTTCATTCTTGCGCGGTATCACATTCAACAATGCCATTGTGATTTTGGATGAAAGCCAAAACCTATCGTTCCAAGAAGCTGACACTGTGATGACACGTATGGGCGATGAGAGTCGTATCATTGTGTGCGGCGACTTCAGACAGACTGATCTATTGAAGCCGCATGAGCGTGAAGGTATCACACAGTTGATGGCTATCACTCGCAAGATCAATACGTTTGAACATGTAGAATTCATGAAAGAAGACATTGTACGTTCTGGATTGGTCCGCTCGTACATCATCCAGAAAGATGCAATGGGGTTATAAATGAAAGTAGTACTAGTCACAGGCGGATTTGATCCGGTGCATAGCGGTCACATTGAGTATATCAATGCGGCTCGCAAACTTGGCGATTATCTATTTGTTGGCTTGAACAGCGACGATTGGCTTACCCGTAAAAAGGGTAGGCCTTTCATGTCTTGGCATGAACGCCATATTATTCTATCAAACTTAAGGAGCGTAGACGATGTATTTGCTTTCGATGACTCTGATAACACTGCTATTGACGCTATTCGTCGTATTCGTGAAGAGAACCCTGACCTCACAATTGTCTTTGCAAACGGTGGAGATAGAACGAAAGAGAATATCCCGGAGATGAATTGTGGTGACGATGACGTTGAATTCGTATTCGGCGTTGGCGGTCAGGATAAGATCAATAGCTCTTCGTGGATTCTCAAGAACTGGACGCAAGAGCTTAAATGAAGAAGTTTAATTTTGTAGACAATATGCCTGAGCTAAAGCAGCTTGAGGTAGACGAAAGCACTGGCGAAAGGTTCTATATATCTCCAAACGGTGTAAAGCTTCCATCTGTCACCACTGTGCTGTCAGCATTCAAGAAGAAGTCTTTGATTGAATGGCGCAATCGTGTTGGTAATGAAGAAGCGGATCGTATTATGAACCGTGCAGCCACTCGCGGCACTAAATTCCATAACATGATGGAATCTTACCTTCGCAACGAAGAAGGCTTCCTATTTGGTGTTATGCCAGATATGAGACAAGCTTTCAATGATATGCAAGAAACACTTGACTTGATCGACAATATACGTTATATTGAGTCTCCTTTGTACAGTGAGAAGCTTGGTGTTGCAGGAAGGACAGATTGCATTGCAGAATTTGCCGGTGTTCCTTCCATTATCGACTTCAAAACTTCTACTAAGGAAAAGAAAGCGGAATGGATTGAGAACTACTTCGAACAGGGCACAGCGTACTCATTGATGTATGAAGAACTTGTCGGTGAGCCAATCGATCAAATCGTCATTCTTATATCTGTTGATTATATGGAACATCCTCAGGTATTCATTCGCGACAAGAACCAGTATGTCGAATCGCTGCTGGAGAAAATTCACATTTACAAACAAGGACTAGTCTAATGTATCTCGACAACTGGATGATTGCAACCCTCGTTCTATCGTTTGGCGCATGTGCATTCTTAAGCAGACGCAGTGGTTTTGTTCTTGGCGCAACAATGACAATCAAGGCTCTTGAAGAGCAGAAGTTCATTAAGATTTTAGAAGACGGTTCGATTAGGCGCTGGACGCCGCATGGCGAACCTATGGTCGCCGCGAAGCAGCCCGCAAAGAGGGCACGAAAGAAGAAGTGAAATGAAACGTTATGTAATTGGTGATATTCACGGCTGTCATCATGAGTTGATACAGCTTATAGAAAAAATTCGTGATCATGCTGGCGATGAGCCTTACAAGATGATCTTTGTGGGCGACTATGTTGATCGCGGACCAGATTCTCGCGGCGTTGTCAATCTTGTGATGGAACTGGAGAAGCAGGGCCATGTTGCTCTCATGGGCAATCATGAGGATATGATTCTGTCTGGCGAGTTGATGTACGCGACACAGACATTGGTCAGCTTCAATGGCACAACCACTCAGCCGATGCCCGATTGGGCCTTAGATTGGATGCGTTCTCTTCCCAAGTATTATGAGGATGACACAATCATCGTCGCTCATGCTGGCGCTAATCCTGCATTTCCAATGAATGAGCAGACAGATACAATGCTTTTGTGGCTGAGGTATCAACCATACCACAATGCAAATCTACCAAAGCATTTCTATCACGGTCATACACCTCAGATGGGAAAGGTCGAGCAGACTGATGACCGAACCACCGTAGATACTGGTTGCGTCTACGGTGGTCATCTAACTGCTGCTATTGTCGGTGAAGATGGAAAGCCTGAGGGCTTCATTCAGGTACCTGCAAAAAATGGTGTGTATGATTTGTAAGGATCATATATACTATGTTATCGTTGAAGGAAGTTAAAGGTAGTCAAGACCCGGGTGCGATTCCCGGCTAGTCCACCAAATACCTAGAGCAGTCGAGTTTACTAAATACATATAGATCGACTGCTCTAGGAGACTACATGAGACATATTCATCATATCGTGCCTAAACATATGGGAGGAACTGACGAACCTTCAAATCTTATAGAACTTACACCAGAAGAACATGCCGAAGAACATAGAAAGTTGTATGAACAACATGGTCACTGGCAAGACTATCTAGCTTGGAAAGGTCTAGAAAAGATATTCTCACATGATGATTGCATCCGAATGGCCATTACAGAAGGCGCAAAAATGGGTGCGAAGATCACCAATGAGAAACGATGGTCGAATCATTCTAAAAAAGATAGAAAGTATCCCTTAGGCATAGACGGCAGAAAAGTTAGATCAAAGAGATATTGGTACAATAATGGTACACAAGAAAATCAATTTGATCTGGATGCTGCACCGGAAGGTTGGACGCGAGGAAGACTTAAAGGTAGATATGGTGGTATCAGAGTTTCGGGCTAGAATAGGATCGATTGATACGCAATAAGCGACTGGAGATAACCGTAGGCGACTACGTTAAGCGCAAAACTATAGATGCAAACGATAACTTTGCACCTCGTATGGCACTTGCTGCCTAACATGAGCCCGGAGGGAGCTTGGAAACAGAATCCCTCCACCAATTTGTCACATGAGTTTGGTCTTGTTTGTAAATGTGATTAACTGAAAACAAGCTAGACGGTACGCCGTGTCACCGTTACCTCAAACCTAAACACGGCACTCGTAAAATATGGAGAATATAATAATGAAGAAGTTTTTCACTGCGGCTCTGCTTTCTATGGGCCTTCTCACTGCAATCTCGTCTGCTAACGCCGCTGAAGTCAAGACTGGCGTTCTCTCATGTAAGGTCCATTCTGGCTGGGGCGTAATCATCGGCTCAAGCAAGAAGGTTGATTGCGTGTTTACTGCTTCGAACGGAAAGAAGACACAGTACAAGGGTAGCATTACCAAGATTGGCGTTGACATTGGCTACACTGACAACAAGACCATCGCATGGGTCGTTCTGTCGGGTAATGGCAGCGGAGCCGATCTTTCTGGTACCTATATCGGCGCTAACGCTGAGGCTACCGCTATCGTCGGTTTGGGGGCTAACGCTCTCGTTGGTGGTCTGAATAACAACATTGCTCTTCAGCCACTCTCTGTGCAGGGTCAGACAGGACTTAACGTTGCTGCTGGCGTTGCATCTCTAACCTTGAACTAAGAAACTCTAACACAGGACACACACATGTCAAACAAAAATCCATACGAAATTCGTTTAGACTTGCTCTATCTCGCTCAGAGAATTCTGACTGAGCAGAATATGAACAAGCGCATCCAAATTGAGAATGACTGGAATATGCAATGTGAAGCTGTTCGCGACAAGGGCGGACAGTATCCAAAGTTTCCAGAAGTTCCCCAATATGGTGTGGAAGAAGTCGTTTCGATGGCCGATACTCTAAACTCGTTCGTATCTAAGAACGGTTAACAACCTAACCCACCAAATGTCTAAATACTAAGATCATATGAAAGGACTCATTATGAAGTTAGTAAAACCTTTGTACATTTGGTGGGTTACCGTGCTTACATCTGCGACTGCTTTCTTCTGGGCATACCATGCTGGTTTAGTACAGAAGATTTGGCTTGATGATGTGACCATGATCACCTCCCTCCTAGGCATGTTGTATGTTGCAGCACTCGCCACTATCGGATTTATCGCTTACACAATCAAAAAGAGAGACAACACAAAGCTCATTGACGCGGTGTGGTTTGGCTCCGAACAGATGCTTGCACTTGGTATGCTTGGTACTGTTGTCGGATTCATCTATCTTCTCTCGTCAGGTATCACCTCCGCTTCGGTAACGGATGCAACAAGCCTGGCTAAATTGCTTGCAAACATGTCTGTTGGTCTTGGTATTGCTCTCTACACGAATGCAGTAGGCATTCTATCTTCATTGATCACCAAGACATTATTGTACGTGGTGATCTACGATGACAAACCATAAGAAGTTCGATTTTCGTACCGCCTACATCGACCTGCTGATCAATCTATTGACTGGCACGGTCGTTCTATTCATTCTCACCACACTTCTCATTGCACCAATCACACAGAAAAACGAAGGCATCAAGAAGAACGCCGACTACATCATTTCTATGGAATGGCCTGAAAACATCGACTGCGATATAGATATGTGGGTGCGTGATCCTATGAACAATATGGTATCGTATAAGATACCAGAATCAGGCTTGATGTATTACGAGCGTGATGATATGGGTCAGCGTAGAAGCGTCTTTGATGTTGGTGGAACCAGAACAGTGATTGACCCAGATAACAAAGAATATGTAACGCTGAGAGGAACATTCCCCGGCGAGTATATTATCAACGTACATGTCTATTCATGTAAGTCAGCCACAGAAGAAAAAGGACTGGTCGCAGGAACTCCTGTCAATGTGCCTGTCACTGTAGAATTAATGAAGATCAATCCTGATCTAGTGACAATCAAGAAAGTCATACTAGATATGACCGAAGTGTGGCAAGAGCGTACAGCAATTCGCTTCACTGTAGATGAAAACAAAAACGTGATTCGTCTCAATACAGATTACATCTCTGTTATGGGCGGTAGAGGAGAAGAAGAGAAGTGACACAAGGTATTCTAGCAGCAATCGCATTACAAACCGTAGCCATGATTGCAATTGCATTTTATTATAATCACTGGGTTGCAAAGTTCTTTGTTGTTGCGTATCTCACGATTTTGGCTAATGGCGTATACTTTGCATTTGACGGTGTGAAAGGATGGCCTGCCGAAGAGCCGCGCGCGATTCACGGAACTCTAGCTTCTGTTGTAATTGTTAATCCTTCAGAGAAATTTGAAGGCGCAATCTATATCAGCGTGTTTCTCAAAGATCCTCATAAATGGTATGAGTATGAATATCCAAGAATTGCGCCTAAGACATTCTATGTAAAGTATTCTAATAGCCGCGCCTCTCAGTTTGAAAAAGCGAAACAAGCCATGCAAGATGGTCAAGAAGTTCGCATCAACGGAATTCCGCCAATGGAAGGACAAGGCGAGGGTGAAGAATATGAAGGTGAAGTATCTGACATTTCTGCAATGATCGGCAATCTAATCGCTAAACTAATGCCAAAGCAAAAAGACACATATCAGCCTACAGCACCAAAGAACATCGAGATTGTAGAGCCAAGTGTGGCACCTGAGAAGGGAACAAACCCATGAAGTACATTTTTATAGCAGCATTTACAGTACTACTAACAGCATGTGGCAGTTTAACCACGCGCGATGTGGTCAGTGCAGTTGAACCAGGCACAGTTCTTATCACAAATCAGCTAGACGCTACGAGCGGTGGCATTGGTACAGGATTTCTTATCGGTGACAATATGATCGTCACTAACAATCATGTGATCGACGGTAAGAACAATAAGCTAACTGTGTCATCCAAAGATTCGCCAAAGCAGTATGAAGCTGAAGTGGTTCATACTGATGTTATCGCAGATATCGCGGTGATCAAGGTTAAAGATTGGAATAAGTTTGTCGAAGAACAAAAACCAGTAATTCTATCTCTCGGCGATAGCGATAAGATCCTAGAAGGCGATAAGGTAATTATCATTGGTCATCCTTGGGGTCTCAAATGGACTGTATCCGAAGGTATTGTGTCCGCAAAGAACAGAAGACAGGGACCAAATCCAAAGTATCTCGACCAAGTAGATGCTAAAATCTATCAAGGCAATTCAGGCGGTCCGGTGTTTAACGAACACGGTCAAGTCGTTTGTGTAAGCGAGTTAATGCTTCAGGGTGAAGGTGGCAGTTATGGTTTCTGTATTCCTTCAAATTTGGTACGTAAGATTGTCTACGATTTCCAGAAGTTTGGTGAAGTCCGTTGGAGAGCATTGAACGTAACTATTAAGTTGACAGAAGACAATTCTGCTGTTATATTGGAGACAGTAGATCCAGCTGGTGCTGCTGCTAAGGCAGGATTAAAAGACGGTGACAAAATTCTTACAGTGTTTTCTACCAATACGCCTGATGGCAAGAAGATTACCACGCAAGATAGTTTGATTACCGAACTAGCTTCTCTAAATGGCGACGATGACACGGTTAGGGTCTCTGTTGAGAGAGATGGTAAAACTCTGTCGTTTGATGTGAAGACTAATTACAGGCTCTCGAAAGAATATGAGCCTGATAAAACGAAGTGAAGTGAATGATGAATAATGATGAAGTGACTACGTTCTCTATGGCAATCGAAACGTTGGCTAGAGACAAAGCCATACCATATATGGATGCCGTGATTCTATATTGCACAAACACAAACATGGAAATTGAGGTTGCAGCAAAGCTAATTAGTGGCTCTTTGAAATCCAAGATCAAGATGGAAGCCGAAGAGCTACACTTTCTGCCTAAATCAAACACAGCGAAACTGCCTATATGAACCCATATCAAAAGCCAACTATTGAACAGATATTGCACGACCACAAAAAGTATATTGAGTGGTTAGAAAATGATCCTAAACAAAAGTACATTGATGATGTAGTATCTAGAGTGCTTGCTAAACAATTTGACGATTTGAAAAAATATGGAGATGAACCTGTGACGACCTCTACTATGTCCGATAACGATAAGCGAAAAGCTGAGACTTTTACCGAGAGTGAAATCGGTCGAATTGTAGAAGTCAAGAGAGCCGTTGAAGCTATTGCAAAACGCATTGGTCATCACGGCAAGATGGTCATTGCTGGTGGTTGCTTCGCATCTTTGATCAATGGTGAACAGATCAAGGATATAGATGTGTTCTTCCTTGATATGCCGTCTAGCGACTATCTCAACTTGATCAAACATCTTGGCACTAACGTTGGAAATTTAGTTGATAAAACCGATTACGTTCGCGATAACGATAACATCATGAGTGTGTGGAACGCAGAAGGTCTTGACTATCAATTCATCTTCACCAAGTATAACACTCGCGAAGAGTTGATTGCTCATTTCGATTATGTACATTGCATGGTGTCGTATGCCAATTATAACATGTACATCACTCGCCAAACTTATGATGCTATCAAGAACAAGCATCTGATTGTGAACAACAATAAACAAGTGAAGCAGTGGCGCACCGAGAAATTTAAGTCTCGCGGCTGGTCTATTCCTGGTGAAGCATTGACACAGCAACAATTTGATGCTATGATTAGACAACCTGCTTCTGCTGGAGGTTGGCAGCAAGCGGCTCGTATCAATCCAATGGGTCGTGTTAATCCCTATATCAGTGCTATTGATCAGAAGCATATCGATAAGCTTCTTGATGATCTGGAAAAGAACGGTCAATGAGACTAACGGCATATGAGGCTTACTGTCTGTTTCAGGCTTTAAAGCTTCATTTTACCAGCGAGAGCTATGACTACTTCAAGTACAATGGTAAAGTGAAGGTCACGCCTGAGCAATTCAATGGTAAGCGTGACAAGTATTTCTACCATCGTTTATGCAGGCGATACAATGCTGATGAGATTCTAGACTTCATTGTTGCTAATATGCTTGGCAATGATGCTCATTGGGTTGGCAAACTTCTAGACGATCAAGCAGATGAACTCTATAAGAGTTATCTGAAGAACAAGCAATCATTGTCCTATCGATTCAAGAATGATGTGGAGCACCTATTCACAGAAGGTTCCAATCCATTCAAGTTCGAAGACAATAACTACCCAGTGATACTCAACGACTATATGCGCGGTGATGTATCACTGGACACTATCATCATTCTTAACGATGTGACCAATTGCTTCGCTAAGTTTGATGCAAAACTGAAGGGCGACTTTCTTTGGGATAAGTTCTATTTCAAAGCAAAGAAGTTTAGACCTTTCCTGTCGTATGATAAGGAGAAGATCAAGGCTGTCCTAAAACAGCAACTAAATAGTCTTGACAGGCAGAAGATCGCCTGTTAAGATATACAGATTATATGATGAATACGTGGACAAGATAAACATACAACGCTATACGGAGAATACACATGACAAACTTTGCATCCCTCAAGAAGTCTTCGGCTGATATCAGCCGCCTCACCAAGGAAATCGAGAAGCTTAACGCCCCTGCTGAAAGCGGTGGTCGTGATGACAATCGTTTCTGGCAGCCTGAAGTAGACAAGGCTGGTAACGGCTATGCTGTTATCCGTTTTCTTCCTGCTCCTGCTGTTGATGGCGATGACGCACTTCCTTGGGTACGCATCTTCAATCACGGCTTCAAGGGTCCGACTGGTAAGTGGTACATTGAAAACTCGCTTACTACGCTCGGTCAGAAGGATCCCGTTGGTGAGTTTAACAGCAAGCTTTGGAACGAATCAAGCGATGATAACTCGCCGCAGCGTAAGCAGGTTCGCGCTCAGAAGCGTAAGCTGACGTATATCGCCAACGTTCTGGTCATTCGTGATGAGAAGAACCCTGAGAACGAGGGTCAGATCAAGCTGTTCAAGTTTGGTAAGAAGATTTTCGACAAGATCACTCTTGCTATGAATCCGCAGTATGAAGACGAGAAGCCTATGAACCCATTTGATATGTGGGAAGGCGCAAACTTCAAGATCAAGATTCGTAACGTCGAAGGCTATCGTAACTACGACCTGTCTGCTTTCGATGCACCTTCGCCTCTTATGGGTGGAGATGACGCGAAGCTTGAGAAGCTGTGGAAGTCGGAATACTCTCTCAAGGAGTTCACCGATCCTAAGAACTTCAAGTCATACGACGAACTGAAGCGTAAGCTTAATGAGGTTCTCGGCGTGACCGATCAGATCACCGATTCGGTTACTCAGTCGCGTCCGTCTATGAATGAAATGGCTGCATCTAAGCCTTCATTCGATGGACCTAAGGCACGCAAGTCTATTGAAGACACGGTGCCTTTTGATACCGATGAAGATGATGATATGAAGTACTTTAAGGCTTTGGCAGACGAGTAATACTGGGTGCGAACCGCCGCAGTGGAAAAGGGAGCTTTCGGGCTCCCTTTTTTTTTATGCCTTGATGCCGAAGTGTGATCTTAGATTATCACCAACTGCTCGACCAATCGCTCGTTGGAAACTCGGCGATGTGTGTGGGTCACTCATATTTCTCTCTTCTGGTGAAAGGCTGATATCACGGGTTGGTAAATGCATCTGTGATCTACCGTCCATCTTTGCTGCGTTCTGAGGCACCTGTTGATCAGCATTCATCTTGGTTTGTGGTGTAATGCTGATATTGCCATTATCTTCTTGCTTGATACCCTCATCTGGTCGCATAGAACCAACCAATCCCTTATCACTCATAATCTTTACAGGCTCAACAGCTTCACCAGTTTGAGTTGGATCTGTAGGCACAAGACCTGTGACATTGCCCATATCTTTGTTGTTAACGCCCGCTGTATGTACTTCAGCGTCTTGCACAGGCGTCTCAGGTTGATTAGGCAATGCGCCCTGTAAATCTGGACTTGTTTCGGCTGTTGCTTCGGGAGTTTGAGCCGGTGGTGTTTCAGGCGCTGGTGCCTCAGGTTCTGGAGCTGGTGTAGCAAGAGTTAGATAGTCGCCGTAATTTTTAGGATGAACTTTGTCTCTGCCCGCCTCAAAGCCACCCATGAATGAATAACCATACTCATTAGCCAAGTCTTGTAGCTGTTGATTGCCTGGTGCTAAATCTTCACGACTATTAGACATACCAGCAACTCTAACAGTGGCACCAGCCTGCTTAAGAAACTCCATCTGCTTTCTGACAGATTCTAAGTCTTGTGTGTTATTAGACAGACCTGATGATAGAACCACTTCTTTGCCTTTGAAGTAATCTGGTCCCATTTTCTCCATCTCAGCAAGAACTTCGTTAGGCTTTCTGCCTACTTTAGTATTGCCTTCGCCGTGCGCCGCATCTCTCATACCCTGTGCAATGCTATCACCAATGAATACTCTCTGAGGCGCTTCAGCAGGCACAGCCGTTTGATCACCAGCTGGTTGTGCTTCGGCTGTTTGAGTTTGAGGTTGTCCATTACCTAGAGCATTGTTCAGCATCTTGGCTTTATCTTCAATCGTTAGTCCTTCGATGATGCCAAACTGTCGCTCAAACTCTTTTTCTAGTGGTGTTTGTAGATATCGCTTACTGCTACTACCAGTTTGAGTATAGCCCCAATAATCATTTTTAAGAACAGGGTCACCACCCTGAATGTGTGTGGATGTATCGGTCGTAGAGAAGCCAATTCGAATTCTATCTACTGAAGCCTGAGCCATAGCCGATGCTTCTAGAGACACTTCAGGCGGTAATCCACCACCACCGATCTCTCTTCCTTGTGCGTCGAATGCGCCAATATCAATAGAATAGTTTGCATCGCGGCCCTCGCCATGATTTGG